CGGTTGCGCTGGCGCGTAAGCTGCCATTACATCCCGCTCCAGAAGTTGACGCCGGAACCTTCGCTGCTGCCGAGACCGTTCTTCATCTGCTTGAGGCGCGTCGCGAACATATGATCACGGATGTTATCCATCGCAGCTTTGGCGATCGGGTATACATCTGGCGCGCATTGCGTTCCGTATCTCGGGGCGAGACGTGTGGCCAGTAGATTGCAAAGCGGCTCCCAGTATTCCGGAGGATCCATGTACGGATCCGCGATCGTCTCGTAATCCGTCATGTACGCCGTGCCTTGTACACGCACAGAGTAACCGGTCGAGATGCCAGGATAGAACCAGATGTTTTGGACGGGATACGACGTGTCCGGATATGCGACTTGTGGAATGGCGAATACTTGCGTCAACGAGAGCGCGCGGTAAGTTTCGTACGGTTGAATCGGAATGGATACGTTGACGCCACCTGGAATCGTTCCGAACGTTATCACGACTTGCGTAATGCTCGCCGGACGCAAGGTGATGTCGCCCAAGGGTCCGAGCGCAATGCTTGCCTGGTTATGCGTGACTTGAACGGTTTGGTCGTAGATCACGTAGTTCTTCGTGTTCAGGCCGAGTCCGGCACGAATCGAATTGAGAAGCAACAATGCTTCCTGAAAAATAGAGTTGGGAACAGGATCACCTAACGACACGATGTTCGCACTGCGAAGAGCTTGGAATACAAGCGAGTATACGGTAGATTCAGCGATCATGTTCCCTCCAAACGCAGAAAGGCCGTGCCCCGCTTAACGGTGCGCACGACCTTGGTTCTCAGTTGCGGATACGGATGATCCAAGAGGGCTGGGCGGTCTTGACGCCCCAGATAGTGTCGAGACGCGACACCCATCCAGGACCCGAGGAACCGACTCCACCGGATCCACTCACGCCGGACACACCGAGCGCATCGAACGAACGCAGGAAACGCATGCGGAAGATGGGAGCATCTTCGTCGCTGATCATTTCCGCCATCTCTTCATTTTTGGGCACTTCAAGTTTCGGCGACGTGATCACGATGGCTTCGCGATGGAAGACCAGCGATTCCACACCACCGAGACCTTCGCCCGCGACACCCAGCGTAGCGCCACCGGTCAACGACAACGTAACGCCGTTAATCGTCGCGCTGATGTTCTGGTACTGCCCCGCTGAAATCGGAGCGGGAGAAACCTGCACCGAAGTCACACCGATCGCGTACCCCTGGGTCACCTGGAACTGCGCCAGCGTCGCCGTGGGCTGCTTGGTCAACGGATTGACCAGGAACACACCAGCGGCCTGGAAAACGTCACCGGCATTGATCGCACCAGCAGTGGTGGTCACGGTCAAAGTCCCGTATTCCGCCCAACCAGTGGTCAAGTTGCCAGCGGACACAACCAGCGTGGGCTGCACGCCGTTAGTGTGGTTGACGAGCGACTGCGACGTGTGCCATTCGATACCGGCGTAGGTTCCGATGAATCCCTTGCGGTATTCCTTGTTGATCTCGGTGAGAGGATTGAACAGCGTGGCCTGCGCACCAACCAACTGGCGGTTGGCAAGCGTCGACAACACACCGTACAACTCGCCGTCGTCCGGGCAGCCCTGATCCAGCAAGATCTGGCGAGCTTGCAGAACGATATCCGGAGTGATTGCAACACCGTAGGTTCCGATTGCGTAGCCAGCGGCGGATGGCGTGCCGATCTGGTTCGCGGCGAGTCCGTTGGTTCCCAAACCGGAGGTCGCCGAAGCAACTGCGATCTGCGAATTAACAACGGCAGCCGCGATATCGCTATCGAGGTTGGCCGCAGTATTGATCACGTTCTGCTTCATGTAGCGCTTCGAGAAATCCAGCACCTTCAGCGCGAGATCACCGTCCGAGAAGGACATCGGGATCGTGTAGGAACGGTCGACCACGAGAATCTTGGTATTCTCCGTGATGACTGAGTTGGCCGCGACCCACGCCATGTTGTTGCGGGTACCGGTGACAAGAATCGGAACGCGCACGTTGACGCTGTTTCCGATCTTGCCGTACTCGCCGTTCTTCTTCTCGAAGTCTTCGTTGTACTGCGTGTCGCAGAGCTTGGAGATGACGAGGTTGTTCTCCGCCTGACGCAGAGCCTCGTTGCGGATAACCGCAGAGGTCAGTAGATTCGACATTTGTGAAACTCCTTGAGCAAATTCTTTGTTGTTGGTGATACGACGCCGAAGCGAAGGAGTTTCACAAGTTTAACGAGTTGTGAGCTCGAAGATCGGGGATCCGAATTGCGTCGGAAGCGTTGCTAAAGCAACGTCGCTTGACCCCGTTGGTTTGTTAGTGCTTGCGCTCCAGTGCATTCATGTGTTTTCGATATTCGCTCGGCGACATCTTACCGAGATCTTTGGTTGGAGAAGCGCTGGTAGCTTTGATGCGCGCTGGAATCGATTCCATGATTTGGGCTTTGCGATCCAGTGCCTTCGGTGCACTAAGAGGAGTTGAAGTATTGCCGTCGTTTGTTGCATAGCGCGCTGCACGATCAATCTTCGCGGACATCTTGTGCAGCTTGCGGATGAAGTCCGTCGGATTGCCATTCGACGCAGCCAGCATCTCATCCAACAGCGTCTGGTCGGTTGCGATGTCGTACGAAAGCTCTCCGATATTTTCGTCGATCATGAGTTCGTACGCGATGCTTGGATGAATCTGCTTGGCGATCGTATCCAAATATCTCGACGCTTCTTCGATCTCCGGATTGCGCGTGAACGATTCCTGCAAGTTCTTTGCGTAGTTTTGCGCCATTGTATTGAGATGGTCCTGCGCCGTGCGTGCACGAGCCTCGTCGAGTTGCTTCCGTTCCCACGTCTTCTCGGCCTTGTGCAACAACGCATTGTCGCGAGCTTTCAAATAGCCTTGCGGATCGCCAGGGTAGTCGTCGATATTGATATCGTCGGGATCTTTGATCTCTTCGATTCGTTGCTCGCGCGCTCTATACTCCGCGAGTTGCGCCTCGTATTCATCGAGCTTCGCGGCGTACGTCTTGCGCTCGTCGTTCACCTCCTTGAAACGGCTATACGGAATATGCTGCTCCTTGGGCTCTTCGGGAGCGGGCTTCTTCCAGGCCTTGAACGGTTCCGGAGTTTGTTCAACGACTTCTGGCGCTTCACTTGGTTCTGGTTTCTTCGTCTCAACTTCAGCAGTTTGTACTGCCGCAGGCGTTGCGACTTCTGCGGTTTCCGACATTAGATAGCTCCTTTAGGAACTTGCGCTCCCGCTTGTAGTTTGAGTTCGTGGTCCATGTTGCGATGGAATACGTCCGTGTGACCTTCGAGAATCGTCAAGCGTTGGTCGACGTCCCCTTGCTGTATGATCAAGTCCGTGTCGACGACTCCCTTCTGCGCGATGTTAGTGCCCTTGCCTTGGATATCCATTTCCTTGAGTTTGATCTCGTGTTGGAATTCGAGTTGACGCATATGGAGATCGGCTTGGCTCTTCGCATTGATCTCGATAAGCTTCGCTTTCTGCTCCTGATCTAAACGTTGCACGGTTTGCTGAAGCTGTTGCAAAGCTTGCTGCAGCTGTTGGTTCTGCTGCTGCAACTGCATGGCTTGCGCTTGCGCAGACGCGGCTGGATCGTCTCCGTTCGATGCGTTGGATGCGGCGAGTGCATTCGGCGGTACCAACGTACGCGCGCGTGCTGCAGCTTCTTCGGAACCTTTCCAGTCCTGTAGGTTGAAGATGATATCTCCGTACATCTTCATCATCTCTGGATCGGCCTTCACGAATTCGAGAATACGTTCCAACGCTTCTTGACGTTGCGTCTCGTAGTCCGCGCCTTCGCTGAGCACGACGCTGTACTTCCCTTGCGCAAGGTCGTGCATCACTTGCTTGCCGTTCTCCTCGTACTGCTGCTTGATCTGCACGGCCGTGACGTTGCCGTCGTTACCCATGATCATACGGATATGCTCGTAGTTGTAATAGTACGGAATTAATTCCACGAGATCCGTCGCGCAGTATCTAATCACGGACTTAAGAGAAGCGAAGAACTGGTACGTCCCGATGTTGCCTTGCGAAATCTGCAGCGAGATAGCTTTACCGGATTGCGTCTCGGGAACATCCGCAAGTGGATCGCGGATACCGATCGCCGCGCGTAGATCCGCATCTGCTTCGGAGCCAACTGCCATGTAACCAGTCGGTGGTGCCGGCGCTTCGATGCGTTGCGGAGGCGGCTCGCCTGGCGTAGCCTTGTACGGCAACACCGGCAAACCGGAGAGATTACTGGACTCCCAAACACCTTGGTAGCCAGACATCGCGTTAGAAGATGTCAGCCACTGCGCTTGACTCGACTGCCCGATATGATCAGCGGATCTCGACTTGGTGAGATTGAGAAGACGCTGGATATCTTTGTTGTCGCGGATGATACCCTTGAACTTGCGCTTGCCGTCGACCCAGTACTCTTCTCCCGTCACGATACCGATCGGAATGTTAGTTCCGCGGTAAGATGTATTCTCTTCGAGGATATCTGAACCGGAGATGATGTACTGCTCGACGTAACCCGTCTCGACGTTCTTCACCCAGTACTCAAGCAACTGCACTTGATCGTCTTGGTACATCGAATTGTAGGCTTTGCCGGGTATATCGAACGACACTTCCTCGCCGTACAATTCCTTGAGCTTGTCCTTGCGCACCCAACTCGAAATGAAGCCATCGTCCATGTCGCTGAAGTTGACCTTCTTCGCAGACGTGTCCACTACGATGTCCGTCGGATCCGTAATGCGTACAAACTCGATGTCGGATTCGCCGGCAGCGTTGGCGGTTGGCAACCAACGAAACGCACCGATACCACCGACGACTGCACAACGTAAAGCAGTCACGAATGCATCCGGCGCGTCGTACTCGTACTGGATGTATTTCAATATGCCGTCGAAGACTTGCGCCGTGTTCTTGTTCGCGCCGCCGCTAATCGGATGGCATTTCATTCCCGGCAGATTCTTCAACGCGTTGTTTACGATATATTTCACTTTCGAAGTCATCTGGTTGTACACCAAACAGCTTAGGTTAGCTGTCTTACGCAACTGGAGAGTGCGTGCATCCCACTGGTTGCCGTCGTAGAACGAATTGTCCTCGCGATAATCGGAGTGCGGACCAGACCAACCTTGTACAAGCGTTTGGTAGCGCTCGAGATACCTCGTCAACCTTTCGCTATTCGCGTCGCGGTTCTTCGCGAGATTTCGCGATTTCTTCTTCATCACGGCCATATTAAACCCCTTCGTTTAGCGCAGCTTGCTTCTCTTCTATGATTTCACTCAAATGGCCGCTTGCGATGTCTTCAGCAGTTACTTTAACCGGCGGATGCTCCGCGATGTACTTCTCGCATTCGATGCGCTTCTCTTCAGCTTCGATGCTGGATCGATATAGCTGCATCGTATTCTCGAGGAACTGCTGCACGGCTCCGAAGATCACCACACGTCGCACGTAAAGCTTTCCGTAGATGCTGAAAACCTTTGGGAAGATCTCGTACTGTTTCATCGCCGTGATGATGTCGCCTGTGAAACCGTAATAGCCAAGCGCCGCGACTTCGATGAAGTGCGTCATGTCCCAGCCGCACTTGTGCATTTGATTGTAGTCGAGCTTGGTTACGGTGTTGCCGATCTCGGCATTGAGATCGAACTTGGTTTCGTCGATTTGATTCTTGTAC